GCTACAGCTAGGGGAGTGTAAGCACCGAAATCAATCGTTGGTATTAATTCGGCTAGGTAGGTAAGTAAAGCTCCGCCTACGGCTACTCCGGCACCGATTCCAATCTTCTTCCAGTCTAAGGAAATTAATGTGAATTTTTTACTTTGCATAGTTTTATTATTAATTATTAAACATTTGTATTGAGAGACTTTACATTTGCTATCAAATTAGTATTTATACTTTTTATATTTGCTAAGACATTTGTGTTGTAAGTTTTAAGATTAGCTGGACCAGAAGTAAAAGGATTTGTTCCTGTTATTAAATCAACTGCAGCACCACCAGTTGTATTATTATTTACATATATTTCAATTTTACTGGCGGCAGTTCCTGCTGTTGTAGTAGCAGTATATGACGACCAAGAAGTTCCATTGTGGTATCTTCCACGAACAGTATCAGCGTCTATATCATATTCAACATCAACTAAATACCAAGTGCTTGCCGATAAGGATGAACCAATAGTCCTGTTAGCTCCTCCAGCCAATAAAATAGCGTTTGCAGTTAGTCTATTAACATCTATCCTCCAACCACCTAAAACAATATTTAAATCTGTAGTGCTAACCCAATATACTGCAATATAAACATGTCCAGAGCCAGTTAATGTAGTAAAGGATTTTTGACAAGCACCATTAAAAGTATTACTTGCATCTATCCAACGAGCTCCTTTTGTTCCTTCATATTTCCAGGTTGTATTAACAACAAAAGAGTGCCAACCTCCAGCAATAGTTGACCAGCCGTTTTGACCGTTCAAATCTCCGTCTGTCAAACCATTAAAATTTTCTGTAAATGGAAATGCCATATTAAATCTTAGAATAAATAATTATTAAGCAACGGTAGATTGCTGGTCAGGAGATGGATTAAAGAATATAGTATCCGCATCTATCGCAAAACCAACTACTTTAATTATTGCATCAGCACCTGTAGGAATTGTATTTTGAATTGCACCTAAAGTTTCTCCCGCATAATAAGTATTACCAGCGGTTAAAGTCCAAGCATCTATATGAACGAATGAACCTGGAAGAGCGACTTTCATAGCTTGACCCTTAGTTTTTGCTTCTAAAGCAATACCTAACATACCATTGCAAGTAGCAACTGCATTTGCATCAACTTCCAACCATTCAGAATCTGCAGCACTATAAAATACTAAATCACCAACCGCCGAAGAATACCCAGCGTTAATAGAATCAGTTTGATTACCAGTGCATTGACCGTCGGTAGTCGGTAGAGTTAAGTCGAAGCCGGCACCGGCTGCGATATTGACAACGCTTGTGATTGCCTGAGGTCAGGTGTAACCTGTATAACCAGTCGGTCCAGTATAACCAGTTGGACCTGTATATCCAGTGACAGTAGAATTTGCTCAAGAGTAACCAGTATAACCAGTAGGACCTGTGTAACCAGTTACCGTTGAGTCAGCGCCGCTATAACCTGTGTATCCAGTGGGTCAAGTGTAACCTGTTACTGTTGAGTCGGCGCCACTATAACCTGTGTAACCGGTTGGTCCAGTATAACCAGTGACTGTAGAATTCGCACCTGAGTAACCAGTATATCCAGTTGGACCAGTATATCCAGTTGGACCAGTATAACCAGTTACATTAGAATCTGCTCCTGAGTACCCTGTATAACCGGTCGGACCAGTATAACCAGTTGGACCAGTATAACCAGTATAACCAGTATAACCAGTAACTGTAGAATTTGCACCTGAGTATCCAGTATAACCAGTTGGACCGGTATAACCTGTAACAGTAGAATTAGCACCACTATAACCTGTGTAGCCAGTTGGGCCAGTATAACCTGTAACATTAGAATCAGCACCACTATAACCTGTGTATCAAGTTGGTCAGGTATAACCAGTTACTGTAGAATCAGCACCGCTATAACCTGTGTAACCAGTGTAACCAGTCACATTAGAATCAGCGCCGCTGTAACCAGTATAACCAGTAGGACCAGTGTAACCAGTCACAGTAGAGTCTGCTCAAGAGTAACCAGTATATCCAGTTGGTCAGGTGTAACCAGTTGGTCAGGTGTAACCTGTGTAACCAGTTGGCCCAGCAGGAGGATTAACATAGAATGAAGAAACAATATGCGAAGCCATCGCTGTTCCTTGATATATCCACGAGAGAGTTCTTGCTGTTGAAGCTACTGTGCCAATAACTCTTACAGAAATTCTGTCAGTAGTATCTAACTCAATGTCTGAATTAACTGTATATTGTTGTACAAAATATTTTTGTGCATTAGTTGAACCGACTGCAGATGTAATCGTAGTTTTATTAGCTACGGTAGAAAATAATAAACCAGCCACGCCAGTAGGCGAAACTTTATAAACATCAAAATGAATATATGAAGCAGTTGCTTGAGAACTTGTATAAGCCCAGAAATGGAATTCCCAAGTACCGGATGGTAGAGTAGTAGAAACAGGAAACATTGATGTCGTAATATAAATATCTATTGTAGCTCAAACAGTATCTTCAGGAGAATCAGAATTTACGACAACAGAATCTACTATCTGATCTCAACTGACCGGTGTTCTGACTAATTGTTCTCTATCAATAGAAATACTTATTGGCGTTCAAGCTGCTTCATTAACTACTGCCGTTGATTTAATAAATGTTATTGTCGCAGCCTCAACAGATAAAATAGAATAGATTTGTCAATCGTTAGAACCACCAGATATTTTTATTTTATGACCTGCTAAAAATCAATCGGTAATAAAACTTCCTGCATCGGCTCTGGTCATTGTATCTGGAGTAGAAGCAGTAACAAAAGCAATAGTCGAATTATTAGTTATAGTCGGAACAACTAAATCACTTTTAACGGTATCAAAATATAAAATTTGACCAGTTGCAGCTCAAGCATCGCCAGTGTAACCAGTGTAACCAGTGTAACCGGTATAACCGGTTGGACCAGTGTAACCGGTCGGACCAGTGTAACCTGTCACCGTAGAATCTGCTCCAGAGTAACCAGTGTAACCTGTATAGCCGGTTGGACCAGTGTAACCTGTATAGCCAGTAACCGTGGAATCTGCGCCGCTATAACCTGTATAACCTGTATAACCTGTATAACCTGTATAACCAGTGACGTTAGAATCAGCGCCAGAATAGCCCGTATAACCCGTGTAACCAGTCACATTAGAATCAGCGCCGCTGTAACCAGTATAACCGGTAGGACCAGTGTAACCTGTTACATTAGAATCTGCGCCGCTATAACCTGTATAACCTGTGAATCAAGTATATCCAGTTGGACCAGTGTAACCAGTTGGACCAGTGTAACCAGTTGGACCAGTATAACCAGTTTGTCAAATAGAAACCCAAAGATCCCACCATGCAGTGTCAGTAGGTAAGTGGTTTAAGTTATTATCTTGTTTACAAACGTACGAAGAGCCTAAATATTCTACAGCGTCATCAGTATCTCACATTCTGTAATTTACATCATCTTGCCATGCTCATAACCAATTTATACCTACACCAGCTGTTCCTTGAGGTCAGGTATATCCAGTATAACCAGTGACATTAGAGTCGGCTCCACTATAACCAGTATAACCAGTATCACCAGTATAACCAGTATAACCAGTTACATTAGAATCTGCTCCTGAGTACCCTGTATAACCGGTCGGACCAGTATAACCAGTAGTCCCAGTATAACCAGTGTAACCAGTGACATCAGAATCTGCTCCCGAGTAACCAGTATAACCAGTTGGACCAGTGTAACCGGTGACATTAGAATCTGCTCCTGAATATCCAGTGTAACCCGTATAACCTGTCTCGCCAGTATATCCAGTATAACCAGTAGTTCCTGTGTAACCAGTCACTGTAGAATCAGCGCCAGAGTAACCAGTGTAACCAGTATAACCAGTCGGACCTGTGTAACCTGTATAACCAGTCACATTAGAATCAGCGCCGCTATAACCCGTATAACCGGTGTAGCCAGTCGGACCAGTGTATCCGGTATAACCAGTAGGTCAAGTAACTAGATTATCATTACCGACTTTAATCCAAATAGAGCCGTCCCAAGCGATGTCTTCTCCAGCAACAAAAACTAAACCAGTGTTTGTTTTAGTAGGATCATTATCAGTGACATTTGAAGAAATTTTGTAAAACCATCCAGTTTGCACGGCGGCTGAAGTAGGAAAATCTGCGGCAATAGAAATTGCTCATTTAAAAACAAGAGCACCGACTTGAACGGTCGCCCTATTGACAAAAGTTCCGCCGACCTTGGCGACGGATTCCGTAGTGGCAGTGTTACCAAGGTTATCTAAAGTTTGAACCATTAACACTTCACTATTGTTGAGCTGATCTGCGGTGCGGGCCATATATTTATAATTTAATATTTAATCATTTTTCTCTATAAAAAATATTTATACGATCTCGGTATAGACTTAATCTATTAGCCTCGTTCTCATTAGCCAATTTATCACTAAAGTTTTTATTCATCATTTCTACAATTCAAACCTCTGCCTCTTTCATCGATTGCTCTTTATTAGCATATTCCTTTTCTTGTTGTTGTAACTTTGTTAGATTCTGATTTATTTTTTCTTTTAAAGTATTATTAAAGCACTCTTCCTCTACAATTTGTGCTTTAAGAACGTCCAACTTTCACTGTTCTTCATCATGTATTACTTGTAAATCTCATATATTTTTGTCTAAATTATTTAATTCTTCATCACGCTTTATTAATTCACTTTCTAAAGTATTTATTTTAACTTGCTCGATAGAAGATTGATTTTTTAATTCTTCTATTTTTTCTTCGTCAGATTTTATTAAAGCGCCAAGACGATTAATACTGTGCATCAAGTTTCAGTTATTTTCTCTAAGTTCATTATTACTTAAAATTAATTTATCATTTTCTTCTTTAGCCAACGCAAAAACATTAGCCATCGATTCATATTCTTTGCGTATAGCTTCTGTCTTATCCTCAAAACTTTTTCGTAAGATTAATGGACTTGTTCTTCTTCTACGCATATTTTTACGCATTATCGACGGCGACTAAATCAACGGTAACCGTGCCGGCGGAGATGGCTGTAATATTAAATGTTAACCAATCAAGACCATTGACATTTACTTCGTATAGATGACAAACATCAGTCCCAGTAGCCACTACGCCAGTAGCACCGCGAACTGGAGCGGAGCTGTCAGATAAATCAGCTAATTCAATATAATCCCATTGATTAGTTGCTGATTGAGCTGAAGCAAAAGCCGGAGATGTATCACCGATAGCGCCAACACACTTAACGGTAAAATTTCCGTTACTTGCCGATGAAACATTGATCACTACATTTCTAAAATCTCTGACATCGATGAAATTACCGACACCAGTTGCGGCCTTAGCCGACATTACATTGTAAACTTTTCGATTTCTCATAATATTGAAGTTAAATTAATAATTACTATAAAGAGCGCCACATTGTGACGCTCTCTGAGTATTTATTATGCTACCGTATCAATTAATGAACCACCAGCACCATCAGCCTTATAATTATTTATTGAATTATATTCGTTGTTTGCATTTTGTGTAATAGTAGTTGCACAACCGAATACATAATTATCAGAAATCATTATCATTCCTCTGCTTGGCGCTCCAGTTAATTTAATTCCAGTATCAGTAGTACCAGTACCTTGAATCATATTACCAGTAACCATAGAATATGGTCTATCAGCATTAGCTGAAATATTTTCAATTCCAATACTAGAATCAACACCAAATATTACATTATTTCTAACTTTAGATCTAGTACCGTTCAAGTAAACAGCAGCCGTTGACCAACTTAAGAATTCACAATTTTCTACGACAGTATCTACTGCATCAAATGTTCCACCAATTTTCACACCATAAGTAGCAGTAGCACTACCACCAAAATGACAATCATGAATATGAGTTTTATAAACAGCGGCAGTATGATCAAGTTCAATACCGAAATTAGCATTATTTTGAATTAAACCAAGATAAGCTATTTCTATTCCATTAGCTTGAACGCTAATAAGTCCATGATCTGCGGCGCTAGCTTTAAGTGAACATGGTCCCCACTCAATTCCTGAAGTGTTAAAACCAATAAGTTTTAATCAGGATTGAGAAATAACTAATTCTTCTCCTTCATCCCATACGCCTGGTCAGACAAGAATTTTGTCATTATCTTGAGCAACATCTAAAGCTGCAGAAACTGTTGAGAATACTCTTACTACTCATTCTTCATCATTTTTCATTAATTGAGTAATACGGTCATAATTATCTGTATCAGTAGATTTTAAAACTACTAATACTTTTCCATAAGTCCAACCACCAGCATTTACTCAAGTAAGTATACTTATTAAGTTATAAATTCCGTAACCAGAATTCATGTTTATTGTTGACATATTTTATTTTTATCGTTGAGAGCCGCCTACCATCCAGTGTCACTTCTTAAAGAAGGATTTACTCTCTCAGTTAGATATTTAGTTTTTAAGCAGCACCATCACCTTTAGACATCTTAAAAAATGCACCAGAAACAATAACGATACCATAACCACCTCTTGAACCAAAGTTCCAATCATCAGTTGAGAACTCTTCACCATTGTTTCCAACGGCAGGAGATTTCAATCTTGGTTCTTCCCAAATTCCAAGATAGAAAGTTGAAGCCTGGCTAGAAGCCAATCCCCAATAATATCTCTTGGTTGAGTCAACCGCGCCGGCAGCAGAAGTAGCAACTCTTGGTAAAACAACATGTCTATATTTTGACATATAAACGTTCTTTACCGCTGAATTATTACCAGTTACATCGGCAGTGGACTGTAAATACTCTTTAGCAGTATTGACAGTGTTTGGATCATCGGTAGTCCAGAGAATATCAAATTCCATGACCATCTTTTCACCAAATTGATTTAAAGTTTCTTCAGCAACTAATCTCTCCATTGATTCTAACGCACCTTTAGAAAGTTTTGGGTTATTAGCCAAAATATTTCTATAAGTTGAAGAAGTACCTTTTAGATAGTGACCAGTTGAAGCTAAACATAGAGTATCTCCTAAAGAAATATCAACAGTATTGCTATCCATATCTGTATAAGTGGTAGCAGTAGCGAAAGTAATTCTATGAGATAAATCTAAATCCATTCTCTTAGCAACTTGCGTACCAAGATTGGTCAAACGAGCAACCACATCAGGATATTTATTCTGAGTGCGCATTTCGTAAGTGATACCAATATCCATAGCAACGCGCTTTTGATACATGGTTTTAGAATAACCCTGTTGAACCTTAGCTCTTTCAGCCTGTGATCCTTCACCTTTATATTTAGCATATTCTTCAGTGCCAATTTCACTAAATTCTCTGGTATTACCAGAGTTCGCACTGATAGGATATTCTTTAACTAATCCTGATCCGCGCATGACTTGAGTGATACTTGCAAAGGCCTTTCACCAAATGACAGTAGCCAATTTACAAAAATCACTAAGCGACACACTATTTAATTCCATATTTTTCTTTATTTAATAATTATTTAACTGCACCATCACATCCGATGTTTAGGATGAAGTGACCTTTGCTTGTGCTAATATATTTAACACATTGAGCAATGTCATAAGTAGAAGCACTTTGATCAATACCTAATCCAGTATCGGCGGTATCTAAATCAAAATACAATCCAACAGAAGTAGTAGCTAAAGTTCCAACATTAACTGGAGCTTCCCAAACTACATTCTTTTCCACAGGTACTTCAATCGGTACTAAACGAGCAGTAGCATAATCAGAATCGGCAGTAGTTATTGCTTTTCTAATAACACCAGCAATAGTATTACCAGCTACAGTATTAGTAGCAGGAACTAAAACTCCGCTAGAATAGGACATTAAAGCACCATTTGTTACCGCGCCAGCAGAAGCAGCTACCGGTAACCACATTATTTTTGTCTTTCCAGACTTTCTAATAAAAGCCATATTATTTATTTTTTAAAGTTAAATTATACCTATTACACAACAAAAAACACGAGTTATGTAATATTCGTGTTTGATAACGCAGTTTCAATTCTGCGAAGAATAGCATTTTTTTAACGCGAGTTTTGTCTCTCGAAATAAGTTTTTGATTACGGCCTTCATGGGGTAAGGCCGTGTATCACACACTTATCAACAGTTTTATGGGGAGACGGGTATTTACATATTAATTGTACCAAATATATTATTTCTTGTCAAGTTTTTTTACTCCTGTTAATAACCTTAAATTAATATCATTACCACCACCACATCCAAATGTATCAGATATTAATCTTTCTCTTAAATTATGAGCTAAAACTTCAATGGCCGTGCCAACATTAGAAGCAAAATAATATCCAAGATCATAATAAGCTAATTCAGCTAAAAATTTTCTAGCAAAATAGTTATTAATATTGTCAGTAACATTTCCATCGCTTTTTTCTTCTGTTTGAATTAAAGCTAATAACTCTTTGTTGATAACAGTTGTTGAACCATCATCAAATTCTAGAGAAAAATTTTTCTCGTCTTTATCCATTTGAACTTTTATTTCTTTTGATCCTATAAACATATTTTTTTAGTTAATAAACTTTTGATTAATTTCATATTCTCTACCATCTTCAGTTTTAACTTTTAAGACAGTATCTTCTCCGGTTTTAGTTTCAGATACAATTTCTGCCTTAATATGTACAAACCTTCTATTGAAGATTACTAAATCCATTTCGGCAGAAGTATCATCTTCAAAATAAATCCTTATCACTTGATCTTCACGCCACGCACCATTGGGAGATTTTTCTACTAGATTTACTACCATATCATCCCACTTTAAAACAACTTTACCTTCGATAGTTCTTAATCTAACAGTTTTACTAAATGGTTTTTTATTTTTTTCATCAAAATGCGCGAGATGAGATTTGTCGGCGGCAGACTCAACTCTTTTTAACCGTTCCATAATCTCGGAAAGTTCTGTTTTTTTAATGGTAACGGTTCCATCGTCTTCTTTTTTAATTTCTAAATTTGTTTTTGGCTTTGGCTCTTTTAAATCTTGTACCATAGAATTATTTATTTAACATTTTTTAAATCTTCATCACTTAAACCTAATTTTTTACCGAAGCTAACTACGTCGTCATCTAATTTTTCTGTTTTTACAGCCGGAGCGCCGGAAGCATTAATCGCGCTGTTAATCGGGTTTCTTCCCTTAATTCCAACTGACATAACGTAAGCGTCGTTCAAAACCGCTTTGATTTCCGCTCTAGTCTTGGCTGTTTCAGATTCCTTGATGCGAGAATAATTAAGTTCGACCTTCTTTTTTAATTCTTCGTCATCGCCTACTAACGAACTCAGCAAGTCTCCTTTAATGTCACCAACAAAAGTGCTTTCCATTTCCTTTTGTTTGGTCTCAAGTTCTTCTTGCTGTTTTTTTAAACCCAACTCAGTGACAGTGAGTTTGGCTTTTTCTTCTTCCGTCATGTTTTCCAGCCGGCGGAAATTAAAATCTTTGTTCTCCAATTTAGTGAGCTTGGCAGTAGTCTCAGCTAATTGGTCTTGGAGAATTTTTGCTTCTTCCGGAGCTAAGACACCTTCCACTTTGTCTCAGTCCGCGTTGAACACGTCAATCGCCATAGAATTTTTATGTTAAAATTAAATTATCTCGTGTTTATCGAAACTTTCTTCTTTCTTTATGTTTTGTTGATGCAGAGCATTGAAGTTCAGCATCGTTTCATACACCATCGCTATCCCATGAATCTTCCCACGACCGTAAGCTAGCTCCTCGGTCGTTTCCGCTTCCTTGGCGGTGTATAATATCTCTCTGGTTCCAAGTTCGTCACATATTTTTTTGAAATATTGATTATTATAAATTACGCTACACGCTGCCAAGAATTCTTTTTTTTCGTTCTCCGATAAGTTCTCGAAAAAATATTCAGGCGTGAATTTAAGCGTTTCCAAATCTTTTTTAGTTTGATCATACATATTAAGTCATCATTGAGGTTCCCATACCTCTATTTAATTGGGCGCCCAGACCGCCGTTATCTCCACCGCCAAGTGCGGCTTCAGTCGGCATGGCCGGTACATTCTTAACAAAAAACTTCTCCGGGTCTTGTTTAGATAAGACGGCAAAACGTTTCATTAGATAACCAAAGTTAAGTGCTTGTGGTCCGAATAAAGTCATGGCATCCTGCACATCCTGTTTAAATAAGACGCGTTGTAAATCAGAGCTGTCCTTTTCAGTTGGGTTAATAGTAATATACCAAAAGTATTTCATTTTACTTACGTCTGGATGAATATAGGTTTTCCTGACTGGCATACGCATATTTTCTGATAGCATATTTTCTTCTTCCATAATCTGCTCTGGAGAATATTCGCCGGCCTGCGGGCTGAACTGAATAATCTTCTTACCCATCTGCGTATCTTCCATCTCGGTATCAACCGTAATTTGTTTATAAACGTTTTCTAACTCACCAGTCAACTCGTCAACCTTAGTATCTTGCTCTTTTGTCCAATTAGTTAAAATATTATAAGTTCTTAGCCATGATAACTGTTTTTCTAAAGCGATAACTCCAAAAATAACTAAACCCAATTTCATCATTTGCTGTTTCTTCATTTCTAAAATCTCCGTGGCAGTCTGTCGGCCAGTTTGTGAATCACCAGAAAAAACAGGTGAAACAGATTTCTCGTCGACTAGCTTTTTGATAAATTCAAAGGCACTAAACTCAGACTGAGAAACACCTTGTACATCTCCGATAGGTTGAATCTTGGCTGGATCGATTTGATTAGTAATCTCGCCGGGATTGAATATTTTGCGCGAGAGCACGCGCCCCGTGTTATTAGCTAATGGCGGCATGTATGACTTTCTTGTTTTGAGTACAATTAGTTTAAACATTTCGTCCAGTACTTCTTGATCTACTTTAGTTTTCGCTGGGATAGACTTTGAGTAAGCGAAGAATTGTGAGATGGGATAAACATCACCCTTAGCGATAGTGTAATCTCCTGAAGGGCTGATAGCCTCAAGTGGAAATTCAATCGGTAGCATCATGACGCCGTTCAACATTATCATGAACTCGTTGGCCCATTTATCTTGAAATTTAATTACTTCAACAAAATTTTCTTGAACCGTCTCCAATGTCCAATCTTTATAAGTTGAAGCATCGGTCGGCTGTACGCGTACGATTTTTTTAGGTACATATTCCCAGCGATCCCAATTTTTATAAATAGTTTGCGCTTCTGCATAACTCATTATGTCAACCGTGAAAAGAAACGGCTGTTTACTGAGTTGAAACTCTTTGATATTACCAAGAAACACTTTATCACCGCGAATAAGCCGTGTTTGGCAGCCGGTAAAGCCGGCGGCGTCCTTAGTTGTCCATTTTAATTTTTTAATCGCTACTCAGTCACTCCAATTAACGTCTTCGAGCTTCTTCTCCACTTTAGTTTCTTCAACCCACTGTTCTTCCACAAAACAAGAGCCCTGATCGAGCAATTCCTTATATATAAGTACACGCTTCTCATCGTAATTTTCGATTTGTCGTGATTTTTTGATTAAATCCTGAACATTGCGGCCTAATTCATCAACTTCCATCATTTCTTTATCGAACGCGATAATATTCGGCTCTAAATTGTAGTTAAGAATCGCGGATAAGAGGGTATTTTCTTTTTCTTCGGTGGTTCCGGTGACGACACGAGTGTCCTCAGGATTTTTCTTTGGTGCGATGTATGAATTTGCGGCACGGAGATTTGAATCGTAATACGTTTGGTAGTCCATGTCATTCAACTCTCGGTGTAGAGAGTTGCGTGCCAACTGACTCTGTGTCATTTTACGTATTAATTCTCAACGATATTTATTTTCTTCGTCTGTGTAGTCTACTTGCTTATTTAAGACTACTTCTTCTACTTTTTTCTTTGCCATATATTTATTATATTACTGCGTATTTATCAAAATTTTTATATTCAGCGTCTTCGCGCTGTATGTCATCATCTTTAAAATTATTAGCTATTGGATTATCTACTCAATGAACGGCTAAGGCTAGAGAGAACACACGGTCATCGTGAAAACCTTTACGCGACTTAACTTCAATCTTACCTTTATCTGTGAGTGTAAACTGGAACGCCTCTAGTTCTGCTATTAGTTCCGGGTCGTTGGGTATCTTTATCTTATCTTGCTGTATTAGAACCGATAGGTTGTCCAATAGCTCACGCCGAGTTCGTTGGTTAAACACTACCGCGCCATCTTCACCTATATTTAATCCACGGCGTTCAAGATCTTCTACCACGGGATCTCCAACACCGGTTCTATCCATTTTACATTTAGCGTTATTATATTTTCTAGCGGATGCTTCTATTAAATACTTTTGAAAATTCCAGTCGACCTGATTAAACCTTTCTTGTTTTTTTACTTTAAAAGTTGCGAGATCAAATGGGGTAATCACTGTAAAATCGTTGTATTTTGCGAGGTCAATCCCTAAGGTGTAGAAGTGGTTTGGGTCTACATAATCATCGGCCTCGTAGGTGTTGAACTTTATCCGGCGGAAAAATGCACCGGCGTTTTCCAAAAAGTCGCAATAATATTCCTGATTAAAAAGTGCTTCTGGTGTAGATTTTTTAGCTTCCGCTACTTCGTTCTCGGTTAATCCTTGAGTGTCGTCAACAGTCTTTACACTAGTAAACCACTGACTAGGATTCTGTTTGCCATACTCCAGTATTTCCCAGCTATGGTTCTTTCCTTTTGGCGTAAATATGAAAGTTGCTGTACCGTGGTTTTCGCGGAGTACCGGCTGCACAATTCCCGTCCACATTTCCTTATCTATTTCTGAAAATTCGTCGAAGACCACATCGATCGGATTTATACCTCTATGTTTATTTATATCATCACAACCGGCGAAGCGCTGGATGCTTCAATTCTTATAATAAACAGCAAGCTCTGATTCATTAATCTTCGTGACTAACTCTAATGGTAAATGTTCTTTAATCAACTGATCCCATACGACTAACTTTGCTTGTTTGTAGGTTGGTAAAAAATAATAGAATACATTAATCGCACGCTTTTCTTCAATGGTGAGCCGAGGGTCGATTGGTGATAACCATAACTCCAATTCCTTAGAGTACTTTAACTGTGTCCGACAAATCTGTTTATTTAAAACTGTTTTAGTTTTACCTCAACGACGATGCCAAACTGCTACTTCAAAGCGGTGTTGGTCCATAAACAATTCCGCCTGATAGTCACGTGTAGTAAAATTATAAGGTAGTGTAAAATTAGTTGGCATATTTGATATACAACAATAAAAACGGCATTGCTACTAAAAATCCTATAATTATATATAAAAGCGTTTTCATAAAAATTTTGCAGTTGGCGACCAACGCCAGCCTGCGATATAATCGCCAACTGCCTGCCTAACCTAGATTAATTTTTCCGCTAGGCACGGTTGAGCGGTTATAGGCTGCGTGTCTAACCACTCCGCTAATCAATATCCCCCATTCACACGGCAGAAGTTCCTAGGTTAAATTGAAAGCAAGTTTTAAAATTAATTTACTGTAGTATATTCTCACTCAACAGCCGGAGGTGGCGGAGGGGTTTCAATTCACATTCCTATAACATTAACCATAATCTGTTGACCGGCGGTGCCTTCTAACTGTGTCGGCAGGACTCTGCCTTGTAATTTATTAAATTCAATTAGAGCAACTTTCTTCATATCTTTATCCTTAGAATGAAGTGCCTCTATCCATGCTTTCCACCATTCATGACGATACTTATAAACACGATCTTTAATGTAAGTAGCCGCTTTCATATCAGAAAGTCACACTTCCATCTTTTTTTCCTGGAGTGCTTTGATGTCGTCGGTGACAGTAGTTATTTTTGTTTCTGGCATTGTATTAGATTACTATTGTCCCGCTAATAAAAGTTTTTGGACTTTTTTTATGCGCTTGTCAGAGCGGGACATCCACAAAGAAATCATTGTTTACACATTGTTTCTTTGAGTGGTTTACAAGCGGACAATAATAATTTAAAGGGCCTATAGTCTCCGAATTATCCTCTAAGGGAACATAAAAGAAATAAGTGGTGAAACTTAGGACTTTTAGCCCTGAGGATTAATTTAGAGGCTATAAGCCCTAACTCTGATATAATATTAACATAGGTAGTTTTTTTTGTCAAGTATTGAAAAAAGTTTTTTTTAAAAAATTTAAAATTTGGATTAACATAGAAAAAGTTTTTACAGAATTCTCTGGAAAAGTGCGAGTTATATTTATATCAACGGATCCGGGCACCCACCCCACCCCTTAACATATTTATAGATTTATATTGTAATACATATATTTATGTTTATTTGCTAATATTAAACAAATATTAAAATATAAATAACATTATAATACAAGTAGATGGGGGTGCTATAACCTAAGTGTCGCACAATGCATATTGTGCGAAGCCTAAGCTGTGCTAATGTTAGCGAATTCTTATCTTTTAGTATTAATGGCCGTAAATAATCGGTTTTGTTTTAAGCGCGCTTGCGTGTTTAATAACCGGGCATTTGACCGCCACTTCATTATAACCATAATTGACAAAATCACTCCTTAATGGTAAAAGTGGCAATAGCCAAATTTTGGCTAACCGACTTAACAGCTTAACAGAGGGGCGATAAAATCATATATATATTTTTTTTATATACTCTATTTTCTATACTCTATTTTTCCTTATATATAAATAATTTAATATATTATTAAGTTGTTAAGTAAAAAACCAAATCCATTGGCTAATATTACAACAAATTTGACAACAGCTTAACAAGTGCATAACTACTTAACATTTGCCAAACAATTCAAGAAATGTCATAATAATTATGCTAATATTAGCCATCACCATTTTTATATCACTATTTTAACCCCTTGACTTACTTTTTTACCCGTGTTAATATTAAATTATAATTAACTATTTACAAATATGAATAAACGAATTATAACAAAATATACAAGATACAACGACATGGACCAAGACGCGGCCGCCAAAGCCGCCATCATTTTCTTTTTCATCGCGGCGATCCTTTCCGGATTCTGTAATTAAATATATAGGTTAAAGGGAATCACCATTTTATAAAGCATGTCGACCTATTTAAACTATAATTTTATGAAACCATGCCCCAAATGCCATGCTGATGGCATAATTGAAAAAATCGGCCGCTTTTTTTTCTACCGTTGTTTAGCTTGCGGATATTCAATCACTTTAAAACACTACCGCGCGAAACTAAGGGAAAGTGATCAATTAAATTATATCCCCTACACACAATCAAAAATTAATTAATAGCTAGCGAGTGTATAACTTGACAAAATTAAAACCATCTGCTAAACTGTCTAAGTAACACTCTCTATGCTAAAAAACAACATAAATAAAAATAGTAAGCAGTCTAATATTGACTTGACCGTCTCATGGGGAGCGGCTCTCGTCGTGGTTCTTTGTTGTACCACTAGCAGATATTAGGCTGCTTTTTGTTTTTATAATATGCTTGTCGAATTAACTCAAGAAAATTTAGATCGTGATAAAAGTATAGTCGATAACAGTAAAGATCATGTTATGATGGCTATGTATTTGCTTGAAGATAATCCTAATATGGTAACATGTCAGGATACTATTTATAATTTTAACGGAAAATGTTATGACTTGTTATCGGAAAAAGATTTAGATAGCCTCTATCTTAAATTTTGTATGCGCTATGGTATAACTAAAGTAGCATGGAAAAATATAAATAGTGTTATTCGGGCCATGGTTATTTATCCATCAATAAAGAACATCACTAAAATGAACGATTATGATAATTTACTGTGCTTAAATAACGGCGTGTTAAATATCCATACTAAAGAATTCGAACCACACAATCCTAAATATTATTTCGACTCGTTTATAAATGTTGACTATAATACCGAAGATACAAATTGCCCTAATTTTATAAAATATCTCGAACATACTTTTAATGGTGATAAGGAAACTATAGAAAATATAATACGTTTAGGTGGCTATCTTTTAGATACTTCGTGCGCGGCCAAACGTATGTTTATGTTTAACGGACCAGGTGGTAGCGGTAAATCTACCTTAATTGATACTTTTTCCATGTTTTTTGTGGAGTCAATGGACTATCGTAATCAAATAACCTCTTTATCTTTACAAGAGCTAGCATCTGGTGGTTTTGATAAAGAAATACTCATTAATTCTAGGTTTAATCAGTGTGCTGAAACTAAAAAGGAATATGTTGATGCTGAGCAGATTAAAAAGATGATTAGTGGAGATATAATTAAGGTTAGCCGTAAGTTTAAAATACCGGTTAACTTTCGGCCGAAGATGAAAATAATAGTTGCTTGTAATGGCCTGCCAAAGTTTAATGATACTTCTGATGGAATCTATCGCCGGCTGCAAATTATAGAATTTGAGAACCAGTATAAGAGACCGCAGGAATTCGCCTGGTTGACTAATACTACTCTAAGAAAGATTTATATCGGCGACGAGGGTTTAATGGATAAAATAAAATTGGAAAAGGTAGCTATATTAAATTTATTTATTGAGGGTCTAGTGGCTCTAAGGAAAGATAATTATTCTTTTCACGATTCAGGCTCGTCAGAAAGAGCACTTAATGAATTTAAAAAGGATTCAGATACTGTTCGAGAGTTTTTAGAAGAAAGTTACGAGGTCGATGCTGATAGTAAAACTCCTTTGCGTTATATTTATAATTATTATCGAGATTGGTATAGATTAAATGTTCAAGATATGGGAGTTATGAAATTTAGAATAAATGAGATGGGTAAGAGAGTAGCGGAAGTATTTGGAGTTAAGTCCTTAGGCCAAGAATTTTTATATAGTTCTGAAATGCAAAAATCTATTAGAGAAACTATGTATCCCATTAAACTAAAAGACCAAGAACCTCCAGAAGAACATATTTTAACACCGGAAGAAGCTTATAAACAAACAGGTCTAAATTTTAATAAAGAATAATATGATAGCCACACAATTATTAAAAATTTTAAAATTACAACGAGAAACTTTTATTAGAGATGTTAATGGTAAAAAAATAATAACTAATTATATTTTATATCATCTACTAGAATGGGAAAGCGTTAGACTGCAAAGGTTGATTGGTTTAGAGAATAAAAGAATAATATCTAAAGAAATGGGCTGTAAAGTAAGAGATGTCAATGATAAAAATATAAAAAAGTTTTTATGCAAAAAGAAATAATCAAAACCGAATTAACTTTAATCGACTCTTTCCACTGTATTATGGATCGCATACATAACACGGAGCTAACAGCGTTCTTAAATTATCAAATAAAAAAAGGTAATATCTCACAGCCTCATGTTAATCATGCCGATCCAACCGACTATAGTCTTTCAAGAGAACAAGCTATCCGCTTAAGGATTAAATATTTACGCACTCAGCGCGAACCGCTACAGGCAGAGTATGAGCAGGTTAAAATAGAAATGCTAGCCGGCACACGTCCTTACGGTTATATCGCGCAGAATTATTTGAACGAACAAATAGAAAAGTTAGACCGTGATATATTCTTTAATATCAGACGCCTAAGACAGCCGGAAGATAAACCATCATACGACTTAGAAGCGATTAAGAAAATTCCGATAGACCGCATAACCAAAATAAATTCTAATAACTTTTTTCAGGATAATCCATTCCGGACAGAAAAGTCGCCGAGTAATTCTCTCTTTTGGTATCGCGCTCAGAATCGTTGGACAGACTTTGGCAGTGGTCAGTCAGGCGATGTAGTCGATATTTATATGGCGGTAAATTCTTGTGATTTTAAGACCGCGCTTAAAGAATTAACTAACTTAATATGATAAAACTATTTCCAATAATTTTAATTATCCTAGATATACTCGCCGCCGTTGTTTATCTCTATTATGGAGACGTTAGACACTTCGTCTATTGGCTTGCCGCCGCAGTTTTAACTATAACCGTAACTTTTTAATATGAAAAAATACCAAATAATTTATGCCGATCCTGCTTGGAGTTACCAAAACGGAAGTGTGCCACAGGGGGGGGTATTAGCTCAGTATAAAACGATGACCTTAGAGGATATTAAAAATCTTAAAGTCGCAGAAATCGCTGACAAAAATTGCGTGTTGTTTTTATGGGCGACATTCCCGATGTTGCAAGAGGCTATGGAAGTTATTAAGGCGTGGGGGTTTAAATATAAAACGCTCGGATTCTCTTGGATTAAGACTAACAAAAAAGACGGTAAACCTTTTTTCGGAGTAGGATATTATGCTAAGAGTAATTGCGAAGTATGTTTAATGGCCGTCAAAGGAAAAGTCCATCCAATGATAATAAGTAATAAAATTTCAAGTTGTGTTATCACTCCGCGCCGTGAACACAGCAGAAAACCAGATGAAGTTAGAGAAAGAATTGTAGAATTATTTGGGGATAAGTCTCGCATAGAATTATTTGCTAGACAAAAGTATGACGGTTGGGATTCTTGGGGTAATGAAATAATATCTGATATTAGCCTAATTTAACCATCTTGACAATTCATTCCACATAGTATAGACTAAATAGCATAATACAATAACTCAAAGAATTTATGACGTTACAAGATTACATGACAGAGAAAGGATTAAGTACGGAGGATTTTCATCACGGAATTGGCATCAGCTATTCACGCGTGCAACAAATTAAAGGTGATCCTAATCCAGTCGTCAGTCTAGACACAATAATTAAGATCTGGGAGTTTACTAAAAAGAAATATGGAACAGGACTTACTCCATGGGACTACATTCAAGACTTACCAGAGTTCTATAAAAAATAAACTATCTTCTCTCCGGCTGGCTTATGCCATCTCCATGTACTGATAAACGGCAGAACCAACCGGGGGGAGGGGTTCAAATACTAATAATTAAATTATATATTATGTTCAACAAAAAATTAAAAAGAAAAATCTCTGACCTAGAATATACTCGCGATAATTTATGGTCAGAAAATAAATCTATTCGCAAGAAACTAAACAAACTAAAGTCTGAAGACAAAATGCTGTTGGAAGTATGTCAGTCTTTAGCTAGCCTGTTAAAGTCATTAAACAGCGCTATATAATAATTAAATAACATATAAAATCTATGGCAGAAGAAAAAGTTTTAAGTGCAGAAGAAATCGCCAAGCAGGTTGGCGGTAAGGTAGTGGATGAGTGGGAAACCGGACAAGAAATCAAAGCTGGTTGGATTAAACTCCCAGCGGCCGGTGATAGCGTTAAGGGCACTCTAGTTAATAAGCGCTATCAGAAAAGCAACAAACCCGGCTTCAAAGATCAGTGGGTTTATGAGTTGCTTGTTGATGGCGGCGTGGTCAATATCGGTTTCTCGATCGATAAAACATTTTTAAACAACAAGTTAAAAAATGTGGTCGTTGGCCAAATCGTAATGATCAAGCGCATGCCAGACTTCCCTTCAAAAATGTTTCCGGGTAAATTCGCAGCTTCCTATGATGCGCGTTTATACGGCATGGACCCAGATTATAAAGATGAGACAGTTGATGAGGAAGAAAATGTTGGCCCTGAATCGTTTGCATAATAGTTGATTTTCCGTGGGCTGTATTAGGCTTACAGCTCATAGATAAATTAATTATCGCGGTTAGCACGTTGTTAAAACAGGGGAATGTAATAAAACGTGATAAGATACAAAACCTGTCCGCCGACAAATATATTATGAAAATAAAATCCATAAATTTAAGTAAGTCCAAAACAATCGGAGTCATCTCAGGCGATGGCCGTACAAAGTTTAAAAAGCTGCAAATCAGCGTGCAAGCCGACCTCTCCGAATCCGATATTCCCGATGGCGTGTATTTAGAATTATCGCAGTTTATTGAGAACCAGTTTCTCCTAGAATCTAAAATCAAATAATATGTCCCGCCCAACAAAAATCACAATAAACGAAGCGCTAAAAGAAGAATTAAGCAAATTAGTTACGGCTTGGCGGCCTAACTTTGGTAATCAAGAAGATATTAGAATCCGCGATATTCTAGGAGAGATTATAGATAAAACTAATGGTGCTAAACTGATTAATGGCTTGCGTTCAACTGCTATTTATTTACTTAAAAATAAAAAATAATATGGAATTATCAATCGCAAAATTTGATCCGCAAAAAGCCGAAGTATTGGCTTTAGTGGAAAACGTTAAAAATTCTGTCATCAGCCTGCCTGCCGGCAATACCGGTTATGCTTTAATGAGAGAAAATAAGAGCCTACTGCAGAAGAAGAGAAATGATTTAGTAAGATTATTCAAAGATGAACGTGCTGGAGCTGTAGCTTACCAAAAGAATATTATTAAAATAAAAGATTATTTATTATCTATAATTCAACCCGTTGAAATGGATCTTGACGCTAAAATATCTAAGATAGACGAAGAGAACGCTAGAGCTAAACGCGTTAAGGATTTGCCGGAGAGAATGGAACGGTTGAAGTTGATTGAAATCGAAGCTAATCCCGATGAATTATTGGGTATGAATGATGGTGAGTTTATTGAATTCTTTAATAATAATAAAATGGAATACCTAAAGAAGAAAGAACAGGCCATAAAAGAAGCCGAAGAAAAGAAAGCGTTTGAATTAGCGGAAGCGGAAACTAAGAGGCAAGCCGAAGCTGACAAAATTGAAGCGGATAGACTTTTGGCTATTAAGGTTGAAGAAGACGCGCACCAAGCCAAGATTAAGGCTGAGAATGATAAATTAGAAGCTGACCGTGCCGTGATTAAGGCCGAACAGGATAAAATTGAAGCGGCTAAACAAAAGTTGATTGATGATGCCGCCGAAGTAGAAAGAGAAAAACAGAGACAGATTGAACTTGAGGCCGCTAAAAAGAAAGCCACGGAAGATGAAAAAATTAGAATTGAGAACGATCGGTTAGCTAAAGAGGCATTAGAAAAGGCGGAGAAAGCTAAATTTGAAGCGCAAGAAAAGTATCAGCAATTTTTAAGAGATAATCAATATACTCCCGATGATATTATTAAAACCGAAGGCGATAAGACAACTTTATATCGGAAAGTAGCTGAAATAATAATATAAAAATATGATCACTAACGAAAACTATTATCAACCGAATAACAAAGGTCTCTCTCAAAGTAAAATCAAGTCTTATTTACAATGCCCAAATTACTTTTATAGAAGACATATTTTAGGTGAAGTAGAAATAAAAAGTGATGCGTTTACTATAGGTGGTGCAGTAGATGACTTATTAACAGATATAGATAACATAGATAAAAATAAATATGTTGTCGTTTCTAGAAGAAATTTAAAATCACCACCAACCGATTATATAGAGATGAATCAAAAGCAATATGATGAAATATTATCGATTGCTAGCGCCGTGGAGAATACTAGCGCATATAAATTTATTAAGGAAAAATTTATTTTTCAAGAGATTGTCCAAGTGCCAGCTGATTTAGGTAAATATTTTAGTTGTTATTTAGGTAAACCTGATGCATATTATATAGATGATAAAAATCATTTATGGTTAGTAGACTTGAAGACTGCCGCCACAGTTGATAATAAAAGATATTTTTATAATGCTCAATCTTATTATTACTTTCAACAGCTCTGGTTTTATGCCTTCTTATTAAAGTTAAAATATCCACATATCAAGACTTTATCTTATTGGCATTTGGCCGTTGAGAAAAAAGAACCGTTCAATGTTAAACTATTTCGTATACCGAACCTCTATGTAGAAAACTGCGAGTCGCACATGTTATCTACCATACAGACCATAGCGGCTGATACTGAATTCAAAAAAGCCGATGCTTCATTTACTAATCCTACTCCACTAATCAATCCTAAGGATGACAGCGAGTATGAATGGGAGGAATAATATGAAAATCCACGAGATATTTTTATTCGGCTGTATCTACTTTTTCTCTGGAATGTTATACGCGTATTCTATCGTACCGGATCCTTATGTCGACACGACTCCGGTTCAACACATTATAAAAATTAAAACCATATTTTATGACAAAAAAGCAATCTTTACAGCCTATACTCTCATAGAAGGTGAAACTGATAGCTCCCCGTGTATTGGAGCAGGAAATCACAATCTCTGTGACATCAAAAAAGAAGAGCCCAATAAATGTATTGCAGCGCACCGGACTTATGCTCTTCATACGAGAATCAACGTTGAAGGAATTGGTGAATGTGAAATACTTGACAGAACTTCCGAAAAATATGGAAATAGAATTGACCTTGTCTTTAACACCCGTGAAGAAGCACTTAAATTTGGTAAAAAAACTTTAAGTTATTCTGTAATTGTTTATTAATTTGGGAGTTGGTGAAGCGTGCTTTTACTTCATAATTTTAGTGCGAGTGAGCCAGCTTCCTAATTAGTAAATAATTTATCATTATAAGACCTTACTAATAAATTAAATAATATATATGAGAAAAGAAGAAAAAATATTAAAAATATTTGAATCAATGAGCGAAAAACAATTGCTTATCCTTATAGCTGGCATAATTTTGAAAAACGAAAGTTTTGTAGATTTAATGTTAGCACAATTAGAAAATAAAAATGAAGATTAACTAATTTATCATTATAAGACCTATAATTGTTTATTAAAAGTTGGAGTGGCGGAATAGACAAAGAAGTAGACGCTATGCTTTGTATCCCTTAAAAATCAAGCTCCAGCTAGTCTAGGGGGATAGTAATCTCAAAAGAGCCAACCTAGATATGCAAGGTGACAAATTGGAAATCCTTGCCTCCAACTTTAAATAAATAATTATTTAAATAAAAATAATTATATGGAAAGAAAGCAAACAGAAAAATGTCCGTGCTGTGGTAAATAATTGTTTATTAATTTGGGAGTTGGTGAAGCGTGCTTTTACTTCATAATTTTAGTGCGAGTGAGCCAACTTCCTAATTAGTAAATAACTAATTTATCATTATAAGACCTTTAAATAAAAAGAGTATGATTACTAAAAAAGAACGAAAACATAAAACAGATGGAACTAAGTGCTGGTGTAAACCTAAAATAGAAAGTTTTAAACCTAAAAAATATACAGTCAAAGAAGTATTTAAAGAAACTTATTGGAAAAAAGATAATTATTGGTTTAGAATTGTGTCTACTATAAATGGAGAAGAAATAAAAATTCCTCTACATCGTATCATAAATGATAATTATACAAAAGAATTAGACTAATTAACCCTCTTAATTTAATTAATTAATATAAAAATTTATGGGAAATGATATAAATTTATTGATTACATTGTCAGACGGTAAACAGTTATTGCGGGTAGCTATAAAAATAAATCCTGATATGATTGGAGATATAATGCCATATTATCTTGAGCCAGAAAATAAAAGTAAATTAAAAACTTTGTTGCCACTTCATTGTCAAACTATTGGAGAAATTGTAGAAGTTGAAGAAATATTTGATATAAAAGATTCGGTTAACTAATTTATCATTATAAGACCTTAGTAAATAATACTTAAATAAAAATATATGGAAGAAAAAAACAAAAAAGAAAAAGAACCTGAACCTTGCCCTAAATGTGGAAGTTATAATCTCACAATGTTTACTTGGGGAATTGCTTGTAATAATTGTGAATGGACTACTTTTGAACTTTTTAAATAATACTTAAATAAAAATATATATGAATTTAAACTTTTTTGAAGGTTTTATTATAGGAATGATAGTTGGTATATGTGCAACTTTGGCTAGAATTTTAAATAGTAAATAATACTTAAATAAAAATATATGAAATATTTAATACCAGGTAAATATAATCCATCTAATGGAATGTTTATTTATTACGAAGTTTGTAATAATACATTTTGGGCAAGTGAAGAAAAAGACAAAGTAGAAGTTTATTATGGAGCAACTTCTGGTGGTGGAGAATATTATGATTTACCATTAAAAGCAAAAAAAGATTTATTAAATATAATGGAATGTTATTATAAAGATACTAGAAAATTAACTTCTTATTGTCGTAAAAATGATTTAAACAAAAAAGAATAATTACAAGATGACAATAAATTAAATTTAAAACTCGTTGGAAAAGATGGAAATGCTTTTTCATTGATGGGATATTTTCAAAGAGAAGCTAAAAAAGCTAATTGGGATAAAGAAAAAATAAAAAAAGTTTTAAACGATTGTCAAAGTAGTGATTATAATAATTTATTACAAGTTTTAATGTCAGTTTAATAAATAATACTTAAATAAAAATAATTATATGAGAAAGAATATTGAAGGTTGGATATTTATTATAACTACGTTGGCTATTATATATTTTCCTTTATTTTTGATGGATAAAATAAAAGCTTTTGATGACCCAGCAGATTTTTATTTTATGGGGTTTTCTACCTGTGGTATTGTTGGTATCGGACTTTGGTTTTTTAAAGAAGAAATAATTAAATAACTAATTTATCATTATAAGACCTTA